TCCTCCGGCATCGTAACCGCCGCCGTCATAGCCGCCACCGTCAATTTCACCGCCACCACCGCCAGACAGTGCGTTAAACAGATCTCCGGCTGCTGATTTAATAGTGTCGCCAGCAGCCTGTGCTTCTTCAGGACTAATACCTTCAATATTATTAATAGCCGAGAAATCAAAGTCGAATACCTGAGCAAGCTTGGCTCCAACGCCATTTACGGCGTTAATCAGCTTGTTAATGAGAGCGATAATCTGATTAATCGCCCAGGCTACGGTATGAACCAGTGTTTCCCATACTGCCGATGCGGTTTCTCCGAATCCCTGAGTCGCTGCGGCACATGTACCGAGAACTCCGGCCAAAACGGACAATATCGTAATAACAATACCTACAGGATTGGCCCTCATGATTGCGTTCATAACTTTAGTTGCGGCCCCTAGTGCCATTGTTCCGACTTTCGCCAGGTTAAGAGTGCCGGATAAGGCCATCATAACGCCTCTTACTCCGGCTGTTGCAATAGCACTGGCTATCATGGCCGCCTTAAGCTGAATGGACGCAAGCGTAACGCCTATGGTCGCAATCCTGGACGCTATCATTTGCCCCTTATATAAGGCCTGTGCTGTGGCGGCCGCCTTAGTCGCTACCGATACGGCTAATATGGCCGTCTTCCAAGTTGTGAACGCTACCGCAACTCCAGCAATTATAGGCTTAATCTGATTTCCCATTCCGATAATAACGGAGAAGGCCGACTTAATAACCGAAGCCACGGTCCTTACAATTACGCTTAACGCCGAGAAGGCCGCCTTTATGGCCGCAATGGCAACTTGTGCAGCTGCCGACATTACCTTAAAGGATATCCCAATACCCTCGACAATGGCCTGGAAATCACTCGAAGCGGTTATAGAGCTGAGTTGTTCAAGGACAGGCTGAAACGCCTGCAGAGCCTGATTAGAGAGCTGTTGTCCGATTTCAGCAAACGTCATGGGGATTTCTGCAAACTTGGCGTTCGTTTCTTCAGCACTGTTAAATAAGGCTTCTTTGATAACATCGGCCGTAATAAGACCTTGCGATGACATCTCTTTTAACTGTCCGACGGTCATACCCATTTGCTGAGCAATCGCCTGTGCAAGCATGGGGGCATTTTCCATGATTGAGTGGAATTCGTCGCCCTGAAGCTTCCCGGCTGCCATAGCCTGAGTTAACTGGTACATAGCTGCTGTCGATTCTTGGACGCTTGCGCCGGAGATTTTAAACTGTTTATTGAGCTGTTCGACAAAGGCTATCGCTTCATCATTTGAACTGAAAGCGTCCTTAGCAAGCATGTTAAGCTTAGCCACACTGTCGGCCATTTCAACGTACCCACCTCGAGACCGCTGTGCTGCCGCATAGACCTTGTCCATGATTTCGGTCGTCGTCTGAGTACCGTCGTTAATAAGATTGATACGGGACTTAAGCTGTGCCATTTGGTCAGCCGTGTCGGATACCTTCCCGGCAAGCTGAGCTACCTCTTGAGCTACTAAAGCTACGCCTGCCGCCGCCCCTGCCATAGGCATCATCTTTAAAGCCTTCTTGGCAATGCCGCCCATTTTTTCACCCAGGGCATTTTCGAGCTTACTACCGACTCGGTCAATCGCCGCCTCAGCACTTGAGCTATCGCCTTTTATCTTGACGTGAATGTTTGCGTCTGCCATTACAACTCACCCCCTTCTTCAAGCCATTCTCTCATAAATTCCATTTCCTCTTTTTTACGATCCAGTCGTGTCGGAGGATGTAAATCCTTCATGATATCCTTTACTTTAATTTGGTTCTTCTTATCGAGCTGAACGTTAACAATAAGTGACGTCATATACGCTGTTCTGGCGTCTTCAATGCGAGTCCGAAGGTCATACCCTTGCACCATCTTTTCGAACTCCATAGGCGTAAGCTCATAGAATTCTGACGGCTTTAAAGCCAAGATGCTGTAAGCCACTTTTTCGGCTTTTCGTACCCATAATGCAAAAGAAGAGGGGGCAT